ATGATGATGATGATGATGATGATGATGGTGGTGATGATGATGATGATGATGATGGTGGTGATGATGATGATGATGATGATGACGATGATAACAACGATGACGATGATGATGATGATGATAACAACGATGACGATGATGACGATGATAATGATGATGACGATGATGACGATGATGATGATGATGATACAGAAGATGATTATAAAAATGAAGAAGATACAGAAGATGAAATAAAAAAAAAGATTGAAGTTTTTAATAAACAAAAAAATAAAATACTAAAACTTACAAAAGAAGAAATAAATGAAATAAAAGCTTTTTATAAAAAAAAAACAGTAAAACAAATAAAATTTTTGTTAAAAAAAAATAATAAATCACTTAAGGGGAATAAACAAAATTTAATAGATAGATTATTAACAATTAAAAATATAAAATTTTTAAATAATTTAAATTAAAAAAATATACAAAAAAAAAATATAACTTAATTATATATTGAAATGAGTTGTTATAAAACAAGTAATAATAAATTTTTTAATTGTCCTGCGAGAATGGATGATGGAAGACTTTTTACAGATTATAGACCAAGATGTGATATAAATAATAATTTGAATCAAAAAAGTTTAAATAGTAATGAGTATAGAATGTTTTTAACAAAAAATGCTATTAAAATAATGAATTTAAATAGATTAAATAATACATTAAAAAATGGATGTGGTTCTTGTACTGACACTATGTTACCAGAGCGTACAGTAGTAATTTGTAATAAATCTGTATGTAAAGTAATATTAAATAATAAAAATGGATTAGGACAAGGAAGAAAATATACAAATAGTAATTCTCTAGATTGTCCATTTTCATATAATTCAGCAAAAAATAATAAAAAAAATGGTTGTTCATCAAGAAATGATTTATTTAACTGACTTAAAATTAAGTATTTTTGAGTCGTTGAAGAAAGTGGTAATTTATAACGCTAAATTTAATTATTTAAAAAAAAAAAATATTTACATATATTATAATGTGTGATACAAAAAATATAACAAAATTAAATTGTAAAAATTTGGAATTTGGTAATGGAAGTGGTAAATATATATTTAAAGGAAAAATACCAGTAAATAATAAATTAAATTCAGAAATAATTTATTATGCTGCGAATCCACCTGATAGAAGACATTCTTTTTCTGGTTCTGGGTTACCATTTCCAAATAGTTGTGTAGCATTTGAAAATACAAAAAATGTTGGTATGGTGAAATCTTTAAATGGTAATTTTACAATAAATTTACATTATCCAAATTCTTTTTATCGTGCTTTAGGAACAATTTATGTTCCACCAACTTTATTTGTTAAAGAATGTTTAAGTAAAAAAATTTTTAGTTTTATTTTGGGTAATGGAATACCATATCGTACTTTAACTTATCCAGTACCTAGACAAAATGCTACTTTTTATGACAATAGAGATTTATTACCAATAAGAAATCAAGAAAATATTTTAAGAAATTATAGTTTTCCAAGAAAATATCAAAATAAACCTTTAAAATATTGGGGTTTAAAACCGCCACATAATTAAATTTTTTTTTTGTTAAAACTTTTTTATATATAAAGAAAATATTAAATTAATAAATAAAAATATATAAAACAATTGCGTTTTAGTGTTTTAAAAACTTTCTATAATTTTTATAAATGTCAGATAATAACACAAGAATTGATATATTAAAAGATGTAGACAGTCATTATAATAACATTGAAATTAATGAAGACAACAATTTAGGTTTAGATTTAATAGTAAATAAAAAGAAAAAAAGTGATGAACCACAAAAAACAAAAGAAACAAATGTAGATAATTTACTAGAAAAAAATGACTCATTAGATTTAGATGAAGCTTTAAAAAATTTAAATAATGATAATGATAATGATAATGAAGATTGTATATCTTTAGAGAGTCATCATAGTAGGAAAAGTAATCATAGTAGGAAAAGTAATCAAAGCAGAGGAAGTCCTCGTAGTAGAAGTATACATAGTAGAGGAAGTTTTCACACAAATCAAAAACAAAATAATTTTGGATTTGATGAAGAATTTACAAAACCCAAAAAGTCAGAAAAAGATATTTTAAATGAGAAGTATGAATTGCTTTATAAATTTGAACAAATAAAAAAAAAGGGTATTAGACTTCCAAGAGAATTTACAATTAATGATTCATTAGAAGATTTAAAATTTCAATATGAAAGAATAAAAAAAAATAGAGAAAAATTAGCAGGTGTTAAATTTGCTCAAAAAATGTTAATGGCTTGTGTTACAGGTTTAGAATTTTTAAATGATAAGTTTGATCCATTTGATGTTAAATTAAATGGGTGGTCAGAAAGTGTTCATGAAAATGTAGATGATTATAATGAAGTATTTGAGGAATTATTAGAAAAATACCAAAATAGAGCAAAAGTAGCACCAGAATTAAAATTATTATTAATGATAAGTGGAAGTGCTTTTATGTTTCATTTAACAAATACAATGTTTAAATCAAATTTACCTGGTATGGCCGATGTAATGCAAAATAATAATAATTCACAATTAATGCAAAAAATTTCCAAAATGAATAATACAAATGACCCTAGAGGAACTATCCCAATACCTCAAAAACAAATACCAATACCAAGAAGTTTAAATATACCAAGAACAAATAATAAAAATAATTTACCAGATTTTTTAAATAGGAGAGTTCGAGAAAATAAAACAGATATGTCACCTCCAATGGGTGTAGATGATATTTTAAATGAAATTGAATTAGAAAGTGAAGTAAAAGGAATTAATATTACTTAAAAATTTTAAAAAATTCTTTATTTTCAACCAATTTGCCTGATTTTTTTAACATATTTAAAGCATTTTTAAATTCAAGTTCTGAAATTTGACCATCACCATCTAAATCAATTTTTTTTAAAAAATTAGGTAAAATACAAAAGTTACTCTGTTCATGTAAAAAAGTAATAATAAATAAACTGAAAATGATTGTTAATATAATAGAAATAATAAAATCTCTAGTTGCCATAAAAACAATAGAAAATAAAGTTATTTTTCTCATAAGTAAACTACTTAATAATTTTTCTTGATTTGAAGTTAAATCTAAAGAAATATATCTTGAACCTAAATTAAGTATTATCATCATTAAACCAAAAAAATATTGACTTGAATTTATTTGTTTGTTAATTGTATTTATTAAATTCATTTATAATATAATTATATTAATATAATTATATTTTATTTTTCTAAAAATTTTAAAATTGCGCAGGACTAAAAAAAGATTCTTTAAAACCAGAAAATGGGTCAACTTGATCTTGTTGAGGAGCATCTGGTTGTTGATCTGATTGTTGTTCTTGTTGTTCTTCTTGTTGTTCTTGTTGTTGTTCTGGTTGTTGTTGTACTTGTTGTACTTGTTGTTGTACTTGTTGTTGTACTTGTTGTTGTACTTGTTGTTGTTGTTGTTGTTGTACTACACGTTCTGTTACTTTGTCAACAATCTCTGAGATTGTACCTTGATTACAAGAAAAATTTTCTTTATTTAAAAGAGATAAAGTTACTGTAAAAGCAACAGCCATCATCATACCAATTTCTACATTTTTAGATGTAATAAAAGCTATAGTAAATATAAATAATAATTTACCAGGAATAGTATCAAAAAATTCAATAAGTTTATTCGGAAGAGATGGTGCTGCTAAACCTGAATATAAAGCCAACAATAAAGAAATAACGGCTGTAACATTTTTATTTTGTAAAAACATATTAATATTTTCCATTTTTATTATATATATTATTAATATTTTTTTTTTAAAAAAATATAATATAAATATAAATTAAAAAAAATGGGATATTGTACAATAAAAGAATCTTGAGGAAAAAAAAATAAAAATATAAAAATAAAAAAAAAAGAAAAAAATATTTTAAAAAAATTAGTAAAGAATTCAGAAATGCAAATTGTTGAAAATTTTATTAATGAAAAAGATATAAAAAAATATGTAAAATATTTAGAAAATAAAAATATAAATTTAAAATTATTATTAAATAAAAAAATTAAAGAATTACAAAATTATATAAATAATAAATATAAAGATAATATATTTGATTTAATTTTATATATAATATCTGGTATTTTTATTATTTATATACTTCATACATTAGTTTTATTAGTGAAATCATAATTACCAATAATTAAAATTATTATTTAATTTTTTAATTAACTTATTTTTTATTTTATTTTCTGATAATATTAAATTTTCTAAAGAATTTAATTTACATTTTAAATCATTAATAATATTATTAGCTTTATTCAGGAGTATTTTATCTGAAGATATTTTACTTTTTAGTAAACAAATTTCTTTATTCGTTTTTAAAATATTGTAATTTTGTTTTATTTGACAATTATTTGGCTTTAAAGTATTTTTAACATTAATAAGAATATTTTTTTCATTTATTAATGTATTTTTTTCTTTAAGATTTTTAATAATTTTATCTTTATTTTTGAATTGTTCTTGAATATTTTGAATATTTTGATTTTTAACATTTAATTCATCATTAACAAATTTTATTATTTGATTTTTGTTATTTAATTCATCATTCAAAAATTTTATTTTTTTATTTTTATTATTTAATTCATTATTAAAAGTGTTATTTTTATTAACTATTTTTTTATAAAAATGTTTGTTAATTATTTTTAGAATAATTTGATTATTTAATTGATTAACTTTATTTAATAATATATTAGTTTTATTTTTAAATTTTTGATTTTCAATTTTTAATTTATTATATTTTGTTTTAAGAATTTTAAAAGATTTTTTATTTTTTTTTAATAATTTTAATTTATTTTTTGCTTTTTTAATTCTATATAAACTTTGAATATTATAAATTAAAAATTTAATTTTTTTAAATTTTGTGTATTGGTAAAATGTTCTAAAATGTTTTTGAATAATTATAGTATTTTTATTTTGAATTTTTTTATTCAAAATTTTAAGAGCTCTTTTTTTTCTATATAAATTTTGAATAAAAATAACAAAAAATTTAAATTTTTTAAATTTTTTATAATAATAAAATGTTCTAAAATATTTTTGAATAATTATAATATTTTTATTTTGAATTTTTTTATTAAAAATATTTAAAGCTTTTTTTTTCCTATAAATATTTTGAATAATAATAATATTTTTAACAGATTTATTAAAAATTTTTTTAAAATAAAATGCTCTTAAATATTTTTGTAAAGTTATTGATGAGCCATTTAGTTTTTTAAATCTTAAATTTTCTAATTGATTGTAAATCTTTTTTTTAAGAAATATTTTAGTTAAGCCAATTTGATAAAAATTATTATTAAATTGTTTTAAAATTAATTCACAAAAATTTTTATTATTTTTGAAATTTAATTTAAATAATAATTTATATCTTAATAAAAAATCATTAAAATTATATCTAATAGAGTATCCAGTTCTAGCAATTTTAATAGCTTCTAAAACACCTGCATATTTTAATTGTTCATATATTTTATAGGAAATAAAATTATTTGCTTCATCATTATCATTTGGTTTTAAACATCTAATATAATGAACTTCCGTATTATTAATAATTTTAATTAAATTTTTTAATTGTTTTTCAAAATTAAAAATAATAGTATTTTGTCCTATTTTTTTTTTATCAAGTGAATATTTTTTAATAATTATTTTTTTAATATTTTTAAATATTTTTAATTTAATATTATGATAAATATTTACAATATTAGAATGTAATAAATCTTTATTTTTAGAATAAAATCCATTACATGTATAATTTACAATTTCAGCAAAATGATTAATTGAAAATTCTAAATTAACAGCTTTTTTTTTATTAAAATTTAAATAAATAGAATTAATTTTATTAATATTATTATAAAAAATTTTATCAGAATTTCCTTTATGTTCAAATTGAAAAATATCATTTAAAGTCGGAAAAAATTTTTTTTTAAATAAATTAATACATTTAATATTATTAGGAAAAGATATATTTTTAAAATTAATTTGTTCTTTTTTATATTCCTCTAATTCTTTTTCAAATACATAAGAATTAAATTGATTTTGTAATACTTCATTTGAATAATTAATACAAATTTGTTCAAATCCATTTTTTTTAAATACTTCAAAACCAAAAATATCAAGAATTCCAATAAATTTTTGGTTTTTTATTTTTACTCCTCCTAATTCTTCATTAATTTTTAAAACCAACCAATCAAATAATCCAGAATATAATGATTTGGCTAAACCATCTATTGTAAATTTCAAATTGTTTATACTACTTATTTTAGTTTTAAACATTTTTTTATCAACAATTAACTTCTTATATAAAATTGAATCTAAAAATATTTCTTTTTCTATATTCAATATTTCTAATAAATCACAAAAATTATTATCTTCTATTATACTTTTATCTACTTTATTAATTTTTAATTCTCCTAATAATAAAATACCAGATAACAATTTTATTATTTCATCTACTTCTTCATCACTAAAATTTAAAATTTTAAAACATTTTATTAATTTTTTATATTCATCTTTATCATTTACTAAATCATTTCTTTTTATATAAAGATTGTTTAAGTATCTATAATCACTCGCATTTTTTAACTTATATTTTTTTTTATTAAATAAACCTTTTAAAATTAAATAAAATATATGATAATTCCTTTCTCCATTACATTGTTTTACTATTCTTATTTTTTCTAACAAGTAATTATCAATCGATGCTCCAATTAACTTATATTCATTATCAAAAATTATTTTAGTAAATTTACCAAATCTTGATGAATTAGAATTAAGTAAAGTTTGAGAATTTCCAAATGCTTCAAGAATCACATTAGAATTCAAAATTTTATTTTGAATTCCTGTTTCTTTTATTTCAAAATTTGATGACACATAAGATAGGTATTTCATTATTAAAGTTGCCGAAAATGTTTTCGAAGAACCAGATATTCCTGACAATAAAATTGTTTGATTTTTATTATTCCTCTTTAATTTTTTAAAAGCATTATTTCCAATTTGAAACACATGAGGATTTTTATTAATTTCTTTGTGATAATCAATCATTGTTTTTATATTATAAATATCAAACATTTGATATGGATTTACTGCTAAAAGTAAATCGCTACAATTAGTATAAATAATATTATTATTGTACCTAAGCATAATACTATTTAAAATTTCGGCTTGATTCAAATGTATTAATTTTATTAAATTATTAATATTTAAAATTTCTTTTTCTGAATTGTCATTCGCTTCTAAAATATCATCTTTTACTAACTGTATTAATTTGTCTTCATCTTTTATATAAATTGTATTAATTTCATTTTTAATAACTTTATATTTTCTAAAAATGTTATTTTTAAAATACCAAATAGATTTTGAATTCATAATATATATTTATATATATATATATTACATATATTACTTACATATATCACATATTCACTTACATATATCTATATCCAACCATACCTGCTTTAACATATTTATTACTTACAGAGTCATTTAATTCTTTAATTAACTGATTTTTTACTTCTAATTGTTTGCTTGCTGTTTTAATTTCTTTTTTATATTTTAATTCAATATTATCCCATTGTTCATCTTTTGGGTCTATATCAGATTCTCTTTGTTCTTGTATTTCTTTTAATCTTTTT